CATTTGTTGTTTACCATTTTCTATAGCATCAACAATATGATTAATCCAGTTCTCGTGAAAACCTGCTGTTTCGTATAGGTCACCTGTTTCAGTTTTAAAATACCTATCTCTAAAATCTTTAAAATCTTGTAACGCTTCTATTGTTTCTTGAGATACTTCCCAATCTTGTTGTGCCTCAAAATTTTCTTTATCTTCTAAATAAGCTGCATACATTCTTGTAATCTGGCTTCTATCTATCTCTAGTAAGTCAGCAACTTGTTGATGTGTTTTCTTTTTATTTTCTATATCAGCAGCATAATACTGTACAAATTCAGGATATTTAGCTCCTCGTGATTTAGATTCGTGTGAGTTTTTTTTATTTACTTTTTTTTCTGAAGATAAACTTTTTAAATAACTTACTCTACGCCTACATTGAGCACTACAAAACTTACCATTTTTAACAGCTACTCTACGACACTCTTCACCAGCGTAATCGTTTCTACTACACCTAGGTTTTGGCATTATTTTCTTTTAGGAAGTTTTTTAATTTTCCCATTCTGTGTTCTAGCAAACCTATGTGTCTTTGTTTCTCTACTAGGAATCAAAGTACCACTATAAGTTTTGCCACCCCACTTCCAACTTACTTTAGCCATTCTCTCTCCTTACCACGCTCTACACGACCAATATCGTGCAGTAGTTTTATCTTTAGCAGTACTACATTTGTGTCTAGCACGAAATGAAGCTCTAGCCTCTGGATTGTTTTTTCTTATTTTCATATTAGGGTCACCAAACATTATCTTCTTGACTTTCCCATTACTCATTACAAAGACTTTTGACTTCTTGCGACCATAACCTGGTTCACCTTTCCTTATAGGACTAGGTGAATTTAGTTTTACCTTCATTCCACGCCATTCAGCCATTATCTTCTCTTTTTTCTACCTTTGTTTTTTTTCATACCTTTTTTATATGAATATCCTTTACCAGGCATTTGTGTTCTCCTAACTATACTATATCTTGTATGAGTGATTATATAAAAGGAAATAAATATCCTAATTACAAACCCTCTACTTCTTATAGTAGTGGAAGAATTTGTTTGGAAGAAACTTGCGATACAGTTATATCAAAATATAACAAGTATAGATATTGTAATGCTCACAAAACAAAAGTGTACCCAAGAATTAAAGGAAGAAAAGCACCTACTGATTTACAAGAACCAGGTGTGTAAAAAATTTTTTTATTCAAAGAATCCTGATAGGTCATTCTGGCTGCAAGTAGAGCATAAACCATCATACAAGTCATCAGCCCAGGTAGGTTGCAGACACTGGTCACAATCAACTGCCTCTATATCTGCCATAACTTTCCTTTCCAAACCCTAGACAAGCTAGGGTTATACAGGGAGGAACATGAATAAAGAATCATGTTATCTTCAGTATAGCAAAAAATGGTTAATGAGTTGCCCCAGAAACCATTTCTTGCATATTATTTTTTTCGTATATCCCATACAGTCTGACCTTATGTCAGTACTTGTATTATATTACAGTTGTGTTATTATTCAACTATAAATATTATTTTAGGAGTAAGTAGATACAGGTAAAGAGGGCATCAGGAGCACAAAAGGCTTACCAGGGAAACCTGACCAACTAGAAAGACAAGTAAGCTACCCAAGGTCTATTAAAACAAAATAATCAAACTTTTTCGCAACTATATTGCATAGATGCCTGTTATGAAAAACCAGCTAAACTACCCTTATTGAAGAAATGTAAAGAGTGTCAAAACACTCTAAAACAAATAGAAGACACTAAATTATATTACTGTGATAGTGCACCTACTATATGTAGTATGTCTACTAAAACACACTATATCTAGTATGCTAATTGTTCAACGATTGTTCAATTTGTGTAAGTTAAATATTGTGGTCTAAGACATATAATAATAGGGTACCTAAATTGACATTACCATTATTTTTATTGGTATTATTTACCATATAATTGTTGTTGAAAGTTTCTGTAGTTTATCTGTGGTTAAATGTTTTATTATGTTTCTGTGGTGTGGTTATATGGTGGAAGACTTATAGCAAAATATTTAAACAACCCCCCAGCCATATTTAAAACCTTGCTAGTAATCTGCTACGCAGATAATACAGTAAAGGAAATCCAACAAATAAAATATACATTCAATGTATAAAAAATATTTATTAAATAACTTGACAATATATAATGACTGACTATAGTTGTTAACAAGTATTAATTAACTAAGGGAGAGAAAATGAATACAACTTGTGAAATCTGTGAGAATGATGAAGATTATTCAACATACTTTATAGGTCAAGGAAAATGCACAGACTGTTGGAACTACTTTAAAAAAGTAGGCAGTTGGAGAAATGTTCGAAGAAACAGAAGTAAGAAACTAAGGGAGGAATAATGTACGAAAGAAACTATTTAAGAGAGCTTTACTATTGGTCTTTAAATGGTCATAGTTGTTGGGAGGATTTTGTTTCCATAGCACATAATGATTATGGTATGGATTCAGTTGATTTTTCTAAGTATGGTTATATTGAATTAACTTTATTTGGAAAGTGTTTAACTATCTTTGAAAACAATGGGCTTGATGAAGTCACTAGATTAATTGATGAAATATTACAGGAATCACAAGAGGAGGAATAATGATAGATAAAAATAATTTAATAGCTATCACTAACGCAGAGATTGTTAAAAACTTACCTAGCAATATTGTATTTAGTGAGTGGGAGTTAAATTTAATAAGTGAAAAAGTAATTAAAAAAATAATTCAAGAGATTAACCAAAATACTTTTGATGTATTTGTAAAAGGAAACTAAGGGAGGAATAATGTATAAAGAAAAAGAAATAGAAAACGAGTTATTGGATTATTTAGATAATAACGCTTTGACTATTGAGGAGGCTATCAAAGATGATGACCTACACCATAAAGTATATAATGAGGACTATTTCATTATAGGATATTATAACGCTGAAAAATGGTTAATAGACAATAATGAAAACTATACCTTTGAAGTGTTAGGGTATGTCATGGAACAAGAAAGGGAGATGTTTGGAGAGAACAATACTCTTTTTGATAACGCTGAAACTCTAGTAAATCATTATGCTTATTGGGTAGGTAATAAAATTATAAACGATTTACGAAATGAACTACTTGTATAACTCCCCTTAGTTATACGATACAAAGGAAAGCCCCACTCTGCCCAGTGGGGTTTTTCTTTTACCTCTAATTGCACGATACAAGCGATTTAAACAGATTTCTTTTATTCTAGTATTGTATACAACTATTGACAATACACCCCCTTAAAACGCATTTAAAGACATACTATATATAGTGGTATGTTCGCCTAAGACTCGCCTAAGAATAATTACTATATTTGTCAACACTTGTCAACACAAAATAAAATTAAGTTAAATAAAAAATTGATTAGTAATTATATAAGTGTATAGTGGTATTAACACATTAACTAGGAGGAATAATGGGAGATACTAAAGAATACTTAGAGGCAATTATTAAATTAATTGATTTTAAAATTGAAAGCACTAACAGGGATAATGAAAGAAGATTAAAGCAATTTAAAGCTAGTCAAGATATTGAGATTAGTAATTTAAAAGAAATACTAGGCAACCTAAAAAATGTATTAAATAACTTATCACAAGAGGAGGAATAATGGATAAAACATACAAAATAGTTGTTAGATTTGAGGCAACTGATGAAGATGACGCAGTTAATTTTGTAGAAAGTATGTCTGCAAATGATTGGTTAGAACATTTAGAGGAGGAATAATGAGTTTTGTTAATCAAATAGATTGGACTTGTGGTTGTATGCGTATGACAGAGTTTAATTATAGAAGTGGTAAAGAACGAACAGTAGGTAGAAGTTATTGCAGAAAACAAGATTGCGATAGGAAAGGGAAGTAATGAAATGTAAAGAATGTAAGAATGAATATGGTTACATAGATGAAATAAATTTATGTCATACATGTTATATAAAGTTATACACAAATAAGGAGGAATAATGGAAAAACAATACAACTACCAAGAGCCACAATATCTATGTTGGTGGGAAGATGTAATTGGAGTTTATACAGAGAAAGAATTGTATGAACAATACAAAGATACAAACTTATTTGAAAAGGAAGAGCAAATTGGTTGGGGTGGCTACTCTACTTATGGTCATACTCCAGCTTTTCAAACATTTCAAGAAGTTTTGGAATACCTTAGCGAGAACGAAGATTGTATTTTAAATACTAAATTTATATCACACAACATGAACATTGTAAGAGTTATATGAAGATATTAAATCTTTATGCAGGAGGAGGAATAATGAAAGTAATAGATAAAATATATGACTTTGAGAATGGAGATAAGTATGT